CTCGGCCTGGGGAACTTCGGCGACGTAGGACTTCAGCAGTTCGGTTTCCCACGCCCCATCACGCGGGGCGATATAACCCGTCTGAATGCTCCAGTCCGCCTGGATTTCATCCGATGTCATGAACTTGATGAATTCGAATGCCGCCGCCTTTTCTTCAGCCGGTGCGTCCTTGAAGATATAAAGGTTACCGCCTCCAAGAACAGACGCCGGACCGGGATTGCCCGGATAGGGCGCAAGACCGAAATCGAAGGTCGCATTCTTGCGGATGTTGGTCAGGTTGCCAGTCGTCGTCCAGACCATCGCAATACGCTGTTCCAGAAAGTCGGATGGCGTGGTGCCCCATTCCTGGATGCCTGGCGGGTGAATCCCCTCGACCTTGCTCAGGTCAACCCAGAACTGCAGCGCCTCGACCACCTTGGGATCGGTCAGATACGTCTCCGTGCCGGCATCGTTCATCAGGCGCGCCCCGTTCTGCGCCGCCAGCGCACCGAACAGCCACTGCGCGGAACCAACGTTGCCGGGAATGCCGACTCCCCACCGCGTGACGTTGCCCGACGCGTCCGTTGTCTTGACGGCTTTGCCATAGGCCACCATCTCGTCCCAAGTCGTCGGGTATTTCTCGGGGTCCAGACCCGCCTCTGCAAAGGCCGACTTGTTCCAGTAAAGAACCGCAGTCGAGCGTTGGAACGGCACGGCCCAAGCCTTCCCATCCACATTCGCGCTGGCCATGTAGGCAGGCATGAACCCGTCCAGCCAAGCCTTGTCGGCATCGGTCTTGACGTAGTCACCCACCGGCTCGACCACATCCTCGTCAATCAAGGTAAAGATGTCGGTCGCGAGCAGCACTGCGACCGTCGGGGGTGTCCCGCTCTTGGCAGCGGTCAGGGCCTTGGTGGTCGTATCGTTGTAGTTGCCGGAATAGACTGGATTCACGTCGACGCCGGGATTTGCTGCCTCAAACTGAGCCACATACCCGTCGATCACCTGCGTCAGAGGGCCGCCGACTTGAACGGGGTAGTAGAAAGTGACCGTGGTCTGGGCCAAAGCCGCAGCGGATGAAAGCGCCAGAAACGACAGCCCGCTCAGGGTGCGTGTGGCGAGGGTCCTTAGATTGTGTGTCATTCATATTCCTCCCTTGGATTGATGTCTCAGTGCGTTGTGTGGTTTGTCTTATTGGTCTGGCGTCTGCGTCCAGTTGCCTTGTCGAACAGGTGAACGGCGGTGTCGGGCCAGCCCACATGAATGCGAGCACCCGCTTTCAGCCCCGGGCGCCCAGGGATACGGATCGTAAGGGGTTGAGTGCCAATCCGGCACAAAACGACGGAATCCGCCCCGAAGTATTCTGTCGTCTCGACGACAGCCTCGTGCCCGTGATCGCGGAGTTCGACGTGTTCTGGGCGCACGCCGAGCAACAGATCGGCCTCGGCGCTTGCGAACACCGGTGCACCGGCGCCGCCTGCGATAATGGTGCCACCTGGCGCGTGCTCCAGTTCAAGTACATTCATGGGCGGCGTCCCGATGAAGCCAGCCACAAAGGTTGAGGCGGGCTGTTCATAAAGCTCTTCAGGAGAGCCTGACTGTTCGACCCGGCCCTCACGCATCAAAATCACGCGGTCTGCCATGCTCATCGCTTCGGTCTGGTCATGGGTGACAAACACCATCGTGATCCCCAAACGGACCTGCAGAGTCTTGATTTCATTTCGCATTTCAGCACGAAGTTTTGCGTCAAGGTTTGACAGCGGCTCATCCAGCAAGCAGACTGAAGTTTCCGAAATCAGCGCACGCCCGAGGGCGACGCGCTGCTGCTGACCACCCGAAAGCTGGCTCGGCCTGCGATCCAGCAGTGGGGTCAGGCTGAGCAAGTCGGCAATCCGGGCAAGACGGGTCTTTTGCTCAGCCTTCGGCACCCGGCGAACCGATAGGCCAAAGGTGATGTTTTCCGCGACATTCAGGTGCGGAAAAAGGGCATAGGATTGGAACACCATCGCCAGATTGCGCCGTGAGGCTGGAACGGAAGTCACATCCTGGCCCTCGATCATGATCTTGCCCGAACTCGCCTCTTCCAGCCCAGCAATCAGCCGTAGGGTGGTCGACTTTCCGCAACCCGAAGGCCCCAGAAGGGCAATGAACTCCGCGCGGTCAGTTTCAAAGCTGACACCATCGACAGCCTTGAAGTCGCCCCAGTGCTTGTTGAGATTCTCGACTTTTATTCCGGACACAGCCAATTTCCCTTCCGTCACTCCGCTCAGGCGAAGATGAATTTTTGCTTTATGGGTTCGGAAACCGACGCAACGATGTCTTGCGTCGCAGTATCGGTGACGATGTAATCGGCCCTTTCGATCGGCACGATGACCGACAGTGCGGTCCGGTCGAACTTGGAATGATCGGCCACAACGATGACCGTTTGCGCCACGTCAATCATTGCCCGCTGGACATAAGCCACTTGGGGCTCAAGGGTGCAGAAGAGGTTGCGTTTCAGATCGACAGAAGAAACGCTAAGGATTGCCTTGTCGACGTTGAACCGCTGCACCATCTCGACTGCCATGGGGCCACCGAAGGAGTGGTTTATCTCGACATACTCACCCCCGATGAAATGGACATTCTGCGCGCCACCCGCGACGAGCGCAGCCAGCACGTCGGTGCCATTGGTAACGAAGGTCAGCGAAGGCTTGCCGGCGAGCAGCCGCGCAACCTCCAGCGAGGTCGTGCCACTGTCGATCATCACTGCATCGCCCTCGACGACGAGGTCGGCCGCAGCCCGCCCGATGCGTTTCTTCTCGGCTGCGTTCGTAACCTCTCGCACCGAAGCCGAATAGTCCCTGGTAACCTGATTGACGACCGTCGCCCCGCCATGGGTGCGCTTGAGCAGCCCGCGCCGCTCCAACTCGCTCAAATCACGCCGGACCGTTGCGACAGAGACATCGAAGTGATCCCGCAATACCTGCACATCTACGAAAAGCTCAGTGCGGAGATGCTCGAGCATGCGTGCCTGCCGCTCAGGGGCCGAAAGGCCAGTCGATCCCTCAAGATTGCCACCTGCAGCATCATCTTCCATATGCACGCTCCTTTCCGATCACTCTAAGATCGAAAACGATCATGTCAATAATAAAAATGTACTCTCATCTTCGCTTTCGCACAAAAATTAGCGCCCTTCACCTGAGCGGTGAGCGAAAACAATCATTGTGCCGTTTGTGTCATGGCTGCAGGGCCGCCAAGAACTGTGCGCCGTTTGGGCTAGCTCACGGTTGCGTCCGACTTCTGACCTGATACATTCTTGAGTGCCGTATAATGGTTCGACTTTTCATTCATAGGGACTGACATCCAGCAGCCAACTTCGCCGCGGCTTTTCTTAGGGATGGGCACTCTCAGACGCCTTAGCTGGCCGTCAGAAGTCCGTCTCTACGTACACCCCCGAGCAATCGTAAGCGACCGCCGCTGCTGTTGCACCATTGTTCATGAACAGCCGGGGTGACAGGAACTGCGTGCTGGAGGGCAGGTCGGCGGTGATCTCCTGCTCGAACAACGCGCCTGACACCTCATCCACCACCCGGACCCATACGGAACTGCCGTTAGGCGGTGCCGCGATGAACAAGGTCAGCACCCCACCCGTCGCGATGCCGAAGGACGCTCCCATGTCGGTCAGCGTCGGCGCGCCGGTGCCGTCGTTCGCGACCAGTTGCCAGCGAGTGTGGGTGCCGCGCTGGAATCCGATGCCGATGCAGTTGATGGCGGCGGCCAGCGTCAGGGTGGTAGCCAGCGCGGCGGTCGATCCATAGAGGCCAAAGAAGCCCATTCCGGTTGCCTGGAGTGTCGTCAGCGAAATCCGAGTGACAAAGGTCCAGCCACCCAACCCTGGGGCGTTGCCACGCCAGCATGCCCAGCCGGCAGAACGCTGCTCGGCCGCCGAATCCACCACCGCCGCCGAGGTCAGCCGCCAGCGGCGCATGCTGGCGGCCATGTTCGTGGCGGCGAGCGTGGGGTGCGAGACCGTTCCGACCGAGGTAATGGGCAAGCCCTCGGTCGTGATCGTGGTGGTGGCCGAGGGCGACCAGTTGGCGATCCGGTTGACTCCGAAATGCGGTTGCAGCGGGAAGTCCCGGCCGGAGGGACGCATCACGTCGACCCACGGGGCCCCGGCCCGGTTGCGCGCATAGACGGCCACTTTGCCAGTGGGCGGCGGGGATGGCACGGCGTTGAGCCCCGGCAGGATGGTCGGCTGCGGCAGTTCTACCTGGCCGCTCGTGCGGTCGATCCTGATTGCATCGAAGAAGGCCGAGCCATCCGGGCTGACCTTGAAGCTGAAGTCGTCGTTGCCCAAGAGGCCGATCAGCGCCCGGGCCGAAAACCCGGTCTTGAAGGCGAAAGCTGCGTCGTTTCCGGCGGCCGCCTTGTTGACGGTGGCCTCGATCCCGGCGCCTGCGTTGTTGAACAGGAGCGCAGGGGTGTTGACCGATACGCGGTTGTAGCTGTCGGCTGTCGCCCCGCCGAGGCCGAGAAGCTGCGCGGTCAGGTTGGCCTGGGGCATGCCGACCTGCGTCACCGCATTGGCGAAAGTCACGGTGGGCGTGTTCACCACCGTGGTGCCCCCGGCCCCTGCCGTGGCCGAGCCGATGTTGACGACGGTGGTCGATCCGGATGCGCCACCGGTGCCGAGGTTCACGGTCTTGGTGACGCCGGTGGTCGTCGCCCCAGTGCCCATGCCGTAGGTGGCAGTCGTAGTCGCCGTGCCGATGCTGGCTGAGGCCGCCGAAACCGTAACGGTGCCCGAGGCGGTCAGCGTGCCGGAGAAGGTCTTGTTGCCCGTGAAGGTCTGGGTGCCTGCAAGGATCGCCAACTCGCTGGAGGTGTTGGGCAGTGTGAAGGTCCGGGTCGTGCCGGTCGTGATCCCCGACAGCGAGAACAGCGCCTTCTTCGTCGGATCGGCGTCGTTGACGAGACTGAAGATCGCGTCGGAAACATCCTGCGGCACGCCGACCGGGTCCCAGGCACTGCCATTCCAGACAACAAAGACCTGCTCGGCCGCAATCCAGACCAGCCAGCCTTGGCGCGGCACGAGGCGCATCCAGACACCATCGACCCAGAAGGCCACGTTCAGATCCCACCCGGCCCAGATCCCGGTCGCCCCAGAAGCCACGAGGTGCCGATCGCCATCTGCGGGGCTGGCGGGCGGCGTGGTGCGCGTGCGGTCGAGGACCGACAGCTGCACCATGGCATCGAGCAGGCGCAGGGCCTCGTTGTAGGTGACATGCTTCTGGGCTTGGGCCGCCAGCAGGTATGGCAGGCCAAGGTGGGTGGAGGTGTCGGACATGACGGGCCTTCAGAACTGGAGGGTGACGGTAGCGGGATCGCCGCGACCGAGGCGGTTCGAGAGCTGGTAGATGCGGATGGCCAGTGTCTGGCTTGGCCCAAGCGGCGCGCCCCAATCGGCGGTCTGCTGGGAAGCGGTGTAGAGGACGGAGGTCGTGGCGCTGGTCAGCGTGCGCTTGACCGCTGCCCCGTCGAGGATCTGGACGTCGTAGCTTTCCAGGTCTTCGGCCAGCGGCACCTCGACCTGTTCCCAGGCATCGGCCACCAGCGCGCGCGACCGCCGCGTCCAGCGGATCGTCAAATCGCCCGTGCTGCGCGCCGTGCGCCATGGCTGCGCGACATGCACCGGGGCGAAGGGCACGAGGCCGCGACCGGCCGGCGTGAAGGTCAGCGCGGTGTAGCTTGCGTCACTCACCGCCCGCGCCGCAGGGCCGATGCGCCAGTTCCATGGCAAACCAAGATCGGCCTCGGCGATGGGCAGCGGTGCGAGGGCGGAATCCACCACCACCACTCGTGCCCCGGCCGGGGTGGGATTGCCCATCGCGGCTTCAGTGCCGCGCTGGCCGCGCAGGAGGTGGGTCAGGCTATAGCGGCCGGGCGCAATCAGTTCGGCCGCACCCGCCTGCACGACCTCCCAGATGCCCGGCGCGGTTTCCACGGCAAGCGCGTTGGCGCCGCCGAACAGCGTCAGATCGGTGACGCTTTCCAGCGTGCCTGAGGCAAGATCGACGACCAGCGCATTGCCGAGATCGAAGCGCGAGGTCGGGCCAGGATAGAAATCCGACACCAGAGTGCCGATCCGGGCGCGACTGCCAAAGGTGGTCAGCAAGTTGAACCCATCCGACGAGGGGCTGCGGAACACCGCCATCTCGCCCGGCCAGGGAACGGCGTGCGCCGCGACCATTGGCCGGTGCGCGGGCTGGTCCTCGGAGAGTTGCGGTAGGTCGAGGAGGACAACATTGGGCGCACCAAACACCACGGACCGGGTGAGCGTGGCCGGGCGCGGATCGCCGGGCGGTAGGTCGTAGGCGGCGCGATCCTGCCGGATGGCCTCGATACCGCGCCCCTCGGAATCCGCGATGGACACCAGCCGCAACTCGATCTCGCGGCCATCATGCTCCAGCCGGATCACATCGGCCGGGTCCAGCGCCAGCCGTGACGGCGGCAGGCGGAAGGAGGCAGTCTCGCGGCCGATCCAGGCTTCCATCAGCGCGCGGCGGCAGCGGCGTTCGGCCTCTTCGGGCGGGATCGCCATGGGGAAGGATTCGGACGCGATGCGGGTGGTGTCGACGGTAATACGGCGGGCTTCGACGAGCGCCGCGTCATAGTCCTCGTCAGCTCGGGCGACCTGCCACTTCAGCGCCTGCGGCAGTTCGGTTTCCTGCGCGCGGACCAGTTCCAGTGCCTCGCCTTCGCGGGAAGCGACAAGGTCGTCATGCGTCAGCGTGATGCTGGACGCCCGCCCGCGCATAACGAAGCGGATCATGCCTTCCGTCTCGATGGCATCGAACCCGAAATGCCGGGCCAGCGTGCTGATCGAGGATCGCGGCGCTTCCAGTGCGGTGATGGCATAGCCCTCCACTGCACCCCAGAGGCCGGAGACGTCGATCAGCGCCTCCGGCATCCCGGCGCGCAGGCACAGGTGGCGCACAAGGGCCGCAAGCGAAACCGCGCCCAGCCGCCCGGTCAGCCAGTGCCCCAGCCGCCAGTTCGGACCATCGGTCCAGACGTCGGTCAGTTCGGGGAAAAAGGGGTATGGCCGAGCATCCCAGGTCCAGGCGGCGCATTCCGGCACATGCACCATACGGCCGCCATAGATGCTGGAGAGCGGGTTGTTGGCTGAGTCGCCCCAATGCAGGTAGCTGGCCTCCAGATAAGCGCGCTGGATCGCATCGTCGCGCCAGCCGCGCGAGAAATACGGCGTGAAACTCTCTGACGATTTCGGGTCGAAGAAGACGTTGGGCTGGTTCGTACCCCGGTCGATGGCCGGGCAGCCCAGCTCGGTGAAGCGGATCGGTTTCGATTGCGGCACCCATGCGGTGGCCAAGCCGCTCTCCACCCCGCCCGGGCGGTTGAAATGCTGGCTCTGCCACCAGGCGCGGATGTCCTTGGGGCGAAACACCCACGGCTTGCTTGCCGCGCCATCGGTGATCGGCGTGCGGATTTGCGCGGAGCGATCTGCAGCGCTGGCATAGAACCACTCGAACCCCTCACCACCTGCGATGTTCGCCTGCAGGTAGGCGCGGTCGTAGATCGCAGGCCAGCCTTCGAGGGCATCGGCATGGTCAAAGCCGTCGCGCCAGTCGGACAGGGGCAGATAGTTGTCGATGCCCACGAAGTTGATGTTCGCGTCAGACCAGAGTGGGTCGAGGTGGAAATAGACATCGCCGCTGCCGTTTTGCGGATGATGGCCGAAATATTCCGACCAGTCCGCCGCATAGCCGATCTTCGTGCCCACGCCGAGGATGCTGCGCACGTCGGCCGCGAGGCTTTTGAAGGTGGTGACGGCGGGATAGGTGCTGGCCCCCGAGCGGATGGTTGTCAGGCCGGGTATCTCGGTGCCGATCAGGAAGGCATCGACCCCGCCCGCAGCCGCGCAGAGATGCGCGTAGTGCAGCACCATGCGGCGCAGGCCCCAGTCGGAAGGCGAGCCGGTGAAGCTGACCGTCTCGCCCGACACGCTGAAATTCCCCGGCGTCGCCGCCCCGAACAGGGCGGACACTTGCGTTGCAGCCGTACCGGTCTTGTCCACCGATCCGGCAAATCCGGCCGCTGGGGAACAGGTGATCCGCCCCCGCCATGGAAATGCGGGCTGGCCCGGCATGGCGGCATTGGCGCTGTAGGGGTTCGGCAAGGTGTTGCCGGGCGGCACATCCATCAGCAGGAAGGGATAGAAGGTGACGCGCAGCCCGCGCGCCTTCATCTCCTGAATCGCCTGCACAACCGCAAAATCCGCCGGCGTGCCACCATAGATCGGCCGATCCTCGGCATCACGGCTGACCAGATGGGCGCTGGCCCGGCTGACGCCATTCACCGACCAGTTGGCGGGTGTGGTGGCCTTGGAGGCAACCTCGACGCCGGGCTTTACCTTGCACGAGTCCGCGCGCAGGTCGTTGCCAAACCAGGCCACGACGAGGCTGACGCTCTCGACGGCCGGGGCCATGGCCTGCAACCGGTCCAGTGCCACCACGATGTCGGGCTGGTCGGGCAGCGCGTTCAGGTTCTCGGCGACCGTCGTACCGCCGCTGCCCTTGCGGATGGCGTCGGTGGCATAGGTGAACTCGCCCGAGGCCGGGATCAGCGTGACGGCGCGGGTCAGTCCCTCGGCGGTGTCGGCATCGGCCAGCGGGCGGAACACCTCGAAGCTGAGTTGCGGCAGGCGGTTGCCGAAGGTGGCCAGCGCCAGATCCTCGGACACGACATAGGCCGTGCCGCGATAGGCGGGCGTGTTCGCCGCCCCCATTCTGGCGGAGATGAACGGATCGGCTGTTTGCACCTCGTTGCCGGGATACCAGCGCCACGTAACGCCAGTCATGTCCATCGCCTTGCCATCGGCCCAGACACGGCCAATGCCGGTGATTGGACCCTCGCAGAGCGCCACGGCAAAGCTGGCATAGTAGAGGTATTCCGTCGTCTTGACCTTGCCGCCCCCGCCGCCCTTGCCTCCGCCCTGCGTGGTGGTCCTGGTCTCCTCGCGGAAATCAGTGGCCCAGATGATGTTGCCGCCGATCCGCATCCGGCCATACAGCCTCGGGATCACTGCGCCTTCGGTGGCCGAGGTGATCCGCAGCGTGTCGAGACGCGCGCCCTCAATCCGCTGGGCCGGTGCCAGCGACGACACGATCCAGCTGTCGACCACAGACCCCACGGTCGAGCCGATAAAGCCGCCGATGGCCGCCCCGGAAAAGCCGAGGATTGCGCCGCCAAAGGCCCCGCCGATGGCAGTACCGACAGCGCCGAGGACAAGCGTGGCCATGGGGATCTCTCAGCGTTGGGGAAAGCGGAAGGCGAAGGCGATGCGGCGCCGCCACGTTGGGGTCAGCGGTTCCTCGATCACGCCGAGCCGCTCGTAGGCATGGAGGAAGGTATCGGGCCCGGTGAGGATGCCGACATGCTTGGCAATGGCGCGCGGCATCATGCGGAACAGGATCAGCGCGCCGGGCGGGGCATCGGCGGTTGCGATTTCCGGCATCATGCGACGCGCGCCTTCGGCCAGCACCTCGCGCGGGCCGCTTTCGCCCCAGTCACGGCTGTAAGGCGGGATCGGGAATAGCTCGGGCCCGACAACGTCGCGCCAGACGCCGCGGGCCAGACCAAGGCAGTCGCAGCCAACGCCCTTGAGGCTGGCCTGATCGTGATAGGGCGTTCCCAGCCAGGACCGCGCAGCGGCGATGACCAGATCGGCATTGACGGGTGTCACAGTACGGCCCCTTCGTGCCCGCCATCGGTGGTGGCATAGCGCAGGACGGCATCCTGGCCGGGGATATTGGGGAAGCCCCGGAAGTTGGCGACATTGGTGAACTTCGTGCCGCAGGTCGTGATCCGCTTGTCGCATCCCGCGCGGATGGTGAACGTATCGGTCGCGGCACTGGCGCGCACCGGGGCTTCCAAGAGGGTCAGCACGGCGACACCGTCGACAAGGTCGTGCGACAGCACCTCGGCCCGCCGCCCGACATTGGCACCACTGGTCCAGTCGAGGGTGCCGAAGGTGAACCAGCCGGAGGCGAAGCCGCCAAGCCCAGTGGCGGTGAAGGCGCGGTCGCGCAGCAGGTCGACGATTGCGCCGGTGCCCTTGAACGCCGGGGCCTCGAGAATGACCCCGCAGCGCGCATCGCCAAGGGCGGCATCGCAACTCGCCTGAAACGTCCGCCCGACCGTTTGCCCAAGGACGTGGGCAAGGCTGCGCACCTCGGCGACGAAGGCCAACCGCCCGCGCCGGATCTGACCGATGGCCCCGCGCCGCATCAGCAAGCGCTGGGAGGTCGCGGACCAGTTCACCCGCCAGACCTCGACGGCCGCATTGTCCCAGCGGCCGTCGAGGATATCGGTCTCGGTGATCCGGTCGGAGGACAGGACACCTTGGGCATCCTGCGCGTCGACGGAGAGGTCCGAGCCCGACCGCACCTCCGAGGCGGCAAAGCCGCTCTCCGGCTCGAAATCGGTGCCGTCGAACGTCAGGGTCTGGTCGTGGTTGGTAAAGCCAAGCGTCACCCCATCGGCCCGCACGATCCGCCAGCACCAGGCCAGCGTCGTTGTGCCCTCGTCGAGATGGGCCTGCAGCGCGGGCGGGAGCGCCTTCACTTCCGCCCCCAGCCGCGCCACAGCGCGACCGAGGCCAGCGCCGAAGAGACTACGCCTCCCGCTGTGCCGGTCAGGGCGTAGAGATTGAACGGGCGCAGATCGAAGCTGCCGGTCGCCAGATCGAAATCCGCCAGCCCGACCATGGCCAGCCCGGAGGCGGCAAGACAGGCCAGATAGATCAGCCCACGTGCGAGATTCCAGTTCATGATGTTGCCTTTCCTTTGAGAAATTCCAACAGCCGCTGCCACCACGACGGGGAGCCTGGCGATTGGGTAGGCACCGGCAGTGGCACGGTCGGCGGCACCGGCTGACCCGCCGGGCGCAGCAGAGTCAGCGCCTTATCCTCGGTCAATCGCCGGATCGGTCGTGAAAAATCCACCCGTCCACTGCGATCGACAGCCCAGACAGGAATGGTGCCGGTCGGATAGCGGCCATCGCGGAACAGATCGCGTTCGGCCTCGCGCCGTGCGCGGATCGCGGCCGGTCGCAGCCAGCCCATGAAACCCTGCGTGGCGGCGGCCCTGTCGCCTTTGTTCAGATGACGGGTCAGCGACGCTTTCGCGATGCCGCCGGTGTTGTAGTGGAAACTGACCAGCGCATCGAACTCGTGCGGTTCCAGCGGCACCTTCACCGCGCGCAGCACCTCGGCCTCGTAGGCCACGATTTCGCTGCGGAAGAGCCGGAACGCCTCACGGATCCCGGCATCGACATCGTCGGGCATGCCGCGCGGCAGCCGCGCGGGTTCGGGTGGACCGGCATCAGCGGTATGGCCGATGCCGAAGGTCCAGACGTTTTTGACATCAAGATAGGGTCCGGGCACGAGTCCTTCGTGCCGGACAAGGGCCAGCAGGCCCCGGTCTGTCATGTGCATGGGATCACCCGAAAATGGAGGAAAGGATCAGGATCAACACGGCGACCAGAAGGCCGATGCGCAGTCGATGGCTGAAGGCCTGTGCGGGATCGGCGGCGTCGCAACGGATGGCGCGCGCAAGGCGGAGAAGTTCATGCATCAGGGTTGCCCCCCTTGCCGCAGCGCAGTCGGGCGAGGACGACCTCGATGAAGGCGGGGCCGAAGACGCCGACGAGATAGGCGGCCGAGCCCGCCGCACCCCCGGCCGGGATTGCCTGCGATGGCAGGCCAAGCCAGGCGGTGATGACCGCCATCGACAGACTGCCCATCCCGGCCGCGATCAGACCGCCGAGCAGGATGTGGCGCAGCGCATCGCGCAACCGCATGCGCGTGGTCAGAGCGTTGGTCGCCCCGCCCAACGCGCCCCAGGCCGCAAGGATAACAGCGGTGGAGGTTGCCAGATCGCGCAAGGCAGCGGCGACAAAGCCGGTTTCTTCGTTCATCGCCGGATCTCCAGCAGCGGGATGGATGTGATCGACCCGAGCCGCTCGAGATCGAGGGTGACGTCGAGCATGTCGGTGTCGAAGCGAACGGGGACGTCGAACTCGAAGCCCGCTGTGATCGCGACGCCCGCGCCCGGGGCGGTGGTGAAGGTGACGCCGCCGGTAGCGGTGTCGACGCTCCAGCCGGTCATCTGCTCGACGCCGTTCAGGGCGATGCGGACAGTGCCGGCCACCGGTTTGGCGATGGCACGGGTCCAGCTTTGCGCGCCGGAGGTGTAGCGCTTAAGCAGGGCGAAGGTGGTGACAGCACCATTGCCGGTGCCGATGAGTTGGTCGGTCGGGGCGACCGCCTGCGACGGCAGGCAAGACTTGTAATCCGCCCAGTCCTTGTAGCGAAAGCCGTGCAGGCGGCCGTTTCGCGACTCGAAGAAGGCAACAACTGCCGCCAGATCGTCGGCACGGCGGATGCCGTAGGCGACATCATAGCGACGGCGCGAGTTGGCCCAGCTGGCGTTGCGCTCCTCGTCACCGCTGGCCAGTTCGACCACTTGCGTGCGCCGTTCCGTCCCCCCGCGCGCCCCGCGGCTGATGTTGTCGGGGAACCTGACTTCATGGAATGCCATCACATGCCCCTCCGGCCCAGCGACACGGCTCGGGCAATGTCGGCCGCGACCTGCGTGCGCGACTGCCGGAAGCTTTCGGCATCACGCGCCATGATGGTGACGTTCACGGCGGGCGCGCTGGATCCGCCGTAGCTTGCGGCTTCGCGGCGCGAGAGGACACGCTCGCCGCGTTGCAGGATCGCCGGAACCTCGTCGGGCTTGATCCCGGCCCAGCCGCCCGCATGCATGCGTGGGGCATTGGCGAAGGCCATCGCCGGGACCATGCGACCCGGGCCGGGCGATCCTACCATGCCACCGGCGTGCAGGATGTTGGCGAAGATCCCGCCAGCCCCGCCGAGGGCGCCGGACAGTGCGTTGGCGATCGGCCCGAGGATGAACCGCCGCGCCGCCAGCTTGGCCAGATCGGCGATCATCGAGGTGACCAGATCGCGGAAGTCGAGCTTGCCGGTCTTGACGAACTCGCCCACGGCGTTCTCGGCCGAGGTGAAGGCCCCGACCAGCGCGCTCCCGATATCACCGCCGATGTCGCGAGCTTTGGAGGCGTAATCAGCCAGCGCGGCCGTTACGGCAACCCAGCCAGTCGCGGCCTGGTCGGCCCCTTCGGCAGCTTGTGCCCCGGCTTCGCGCGCCGCAGCGCCCGCATTCCCGGCAGCAGCTGCGGTGTCGTCCAGTTCGGTGTTCAGGGCATCCGCCGAGTTGGCGGCATCTGCTAGCGCCGTTTTGGCATCCGATCCGGTGCCGCTCACCGCATCGCGCAAGGCTTGCCAACTCGCCAGCGGACGCCCGGCAGCATCGGCCAGCATGCCTGCTGCTTCGCGGTAACCGTCAGCCCGGCCACGCGCATCGTCTGCCATCGCGCCCAGTCCGAGATCGGGCGGCTCCAAATACGTCCGGGACAGCGCTGCCGAGAAGGCATCTGCTGCGGCCGCCCCGGCCGCTGTCGCCGCACCGTCGAACGGGTTGCCGATCCGCGCCAGTTCCACCGGATCGAGCGTGCCAATCCGTACTCCGCCTTCGCCGACCGCCCAGTCTGGCAGCAGCTCCAAGGCCGCGTTCAGCCCGTTGATGAAATTGTTGATGCGCGTGACGACGCCGTTCAACATCGCCTCGACCCCGGAAATCAGCCCGTTCGCCGCCTGAAAGGCAAAGTCGCCGATGGCGCCGGGAAGACTGCCCCAGATCGCGACGGCCGCATCATAAGCCCCCTGGAAGATCGCGGCCGTCCGGTCGCCGAAGCTGACCACGCCCGCTATGGTGCCTTCCAACGCCGACAGCCCCGCCGCCTTTAGCCCCTCCCAACCCGCAGCCATGTTGGCAAAGGCGGCGTCGAGCGACAGGCCGATGCGCGACCAGACTTCTTTCGCCAGATCACCTAGCAGGCGGAACGCTTCGCCCACGCCGCCGACACGGGTGACAAGCTGCGAGAACTGATAGACCAGTTCCCCCGCGCCAACGATCAGCGCGCCGATGCCCGTGCGGATCAGCGCCCCGCGCAGAAAGACCAGCGCCGTGGCGAGGCCGCGCACCGACAGGGCAGCGACGGCCAGCCCGGCCACCCAGCGACCCGCCATGAAGGCGGCGAAGGTCGCAACGTAAGTGCCGAGCCGTGCCAGATTGTCGAACACCGCAGTGATTGCACCGCCGATGGGCCCTGTGCCGCGTGCCACATCGGCCAGCGCATTCGCCACGGTTTCCAACGCCGGTGCGACGGCGGCGGTCAGGCGGTTGGTCAGGCCGAGCCAGATCAGGCTCAGCTTGGCGATGGCATCGCCGGTGCGTTCGATCTGAGCCGCGTCGGTCGCGCTGACCGCCACCCCGAATTCCTGCACGTCCTGTGCCGCTTCCCGTAACGTGGCGGCGTCGATGCGCAGAAATGCCAGTGCGGCCCGGTCGCCGAACAAGTCCGAAGCCACGGCAGCGCGTTCTGCTTCCGGAACGAACTGGTTCAGTGCCTCCTGAATGGCGACGATGCGCTGGTCGAGCGGCAAGGCCTGTAGTTCGGCGGCTGTCAGGTTCAGCCGCTGCAAAGCCCCAACGGCCGAACCCGATCCGGCTGCCGCTTCGGAAAGCCGCGTGGTCAGCTTCTTGGTGGCCTGTTCGATCTCGCCCATCGACACGCCGGCCAACTCGCCAGCCCATGTCAGCACCTGCAGGCTTTCGACTGTGGTCTTCAGCGAGGCGGCCATGTCGGCTTGCGCGCCGATGACATCGAGCCCCGAGCGGACCATTGCCACGCCCGCAGCAGCAGCGGCGGCGGTAACCGCCGCCAGCGCAATCCCGGCTTTGCGGGCGAAACTGCCAAGCCGAGTGTTGGCCAGTTCCATTTCGGAGGACAGGCGGCCAAACCCGCGCGTGCCCGCCTCGCCAATTCCTTCCAGTTCGGCACGGACCTGGCGGCCACCTTCTGCGACCAAGCGGACACTGACCCTTTTCTCAACCATGGCCGTCTCCGATCTGTTCGTTCAGCTTGCGTACCATCACCGCCTCGATCTCTGGCAGCAGTTCGGCGGCGATCAGCAGGTCGATCCCGAGCGCCTGGGCCATCGCCAGCGCCGCGCCCATGTCCCAGCCCAGCACCGCGCCGGGGATCACGCGCAGTTGCCCGCCAAGGCGGCCGACCAGATCCCAGACCTGCCAGCCATCTTCCGTCTTTGGCCGGTTCAGTCTTGCGGGGCAGTCTGGGCAACGCCCTGTGCAGGCCGCGCAGTAGCGGTCGCCCCCACCGAAGGACCATTCGGCAAGGGCGCGGAGACGTTTTTTTCCGCATCCAGGATCAGGCCTTTGGCGACGTATTGGGTCTGGAACGCCTCGAAGACCGGCCAGATTTCCAAGAGGGCATCAATGCCTTCGGGCGAGACCGGCACAGCATTGCCCGCGTCATCGCCTACCCCCTCCCAATCCAGCACGGCGCGCCGGGCGACGGCCTTGGCCATTGCCAGCGCCAGTTCCTCCTGCGTGGCGGTGTCCGGCAACGCTTCGATGGCCGGGTCGGCACGCGCCGAGACCATCAGCGCGGTTGTCAGTGGTGCTACCTGCAGGCGCAGGCCGGGGGCGAGGGTCAGCCACGAAGGGGATGCAGTCAGGTTCAGTCTGATCATGATCAATAGCTCACAACGGTGTTGACGAGGACGGCGGTGCACATGCGGGCGGGGCTGACGGCCTTGGCAGCCTGCCAGTCGAAGGTGGCTTGAATGCCTTGCGGGCCCGGGATTTCGATCCGGGGGCGCGGCAGATAGACGGCATGCGCGGTGAAGGTGAAGCTTGCGTTGGCGCCAAGGCTCCAGGCGAAGACCAACTCGCAAGGCGTGCCGTCGATGGCCTGCGTGATCAGCGTGCTGTCGGCGAAACGCACCTCGACCCGGCCGGTCAGCGCGGCCATGCCGGGGTCTGCCCCTTCGATGCGGCCGTCTGAGCGGATGGTCTCGATCCGGTCGAGGCCGTTTGAATAGGTGAGTTCGGCCGAGATGACGTTGCCGAGGGGCGAGCCGTTCCGCGTGATTGCGCCGTTGAAATGCCCGAACCGCTGCAGCGCCAGCGACGTGGGCGTGCCTGCAGCCGTGGTGGCCGCGACGATTTCACCCTGCGCGACCAGCCGAGCAGTCGCGGTCAGCAGGCCCGACCGCGCCATCTGCCACGAAAGCTGATCGCAGACGCAGCCCGTGTACATGGCGTAGCGCGGCACCTCGGGCATCGCAGTTTCGATGGCGAGGCTGGGCAGCGTCCAGTTGCCGGACTGGAAGGTGTGGGTCTTGGGCGTCGTGCCGGAGGTGACCGGCGCGCCGAAGGCCGCCTTCAGCCACAACCCGAGGTTCTCGACGTCGATCGGGACCACGACATCGCCATCGGCGGTGACCGCGTCCTTGATCGGAGCCAAGGGATCGCGCCCCTGGCCCAGCAGTTCCGAGGCGATCAGCGGCTGTTCGGAGCCTAGCGTGGTGCTGGCGAACGGCACCGTGCGAAAGCCCGTGGCGGGCGCGGTGCCATAGACGGATTCGAACGCAAGCGCCATTTGCGCCCGCGCCCCATGGGCTCGTGCCATCGTGTTCTCCTATCGTGATTTGGGGTCAGGCCAGCGGATCGGCCGTGGAATAGTTCAGGATTACCGGGATCAACGACGCCTTCAGGCTCGCAGCACCCTCGACCGGCAGATCGACCGGGCGCGGCGCTTCCGCTTCGACCCAATCGCAGAGGCCGCCAAGTGTCCGGTCGGCAGCAATCGCCGCGCCGACACTGGCGCAGAGCGTGTCGAAAGCGGCATCACGGGTGGCACCCTGCACGACGGCCTCGATTTCGGCCCGGTGCTGGTAATGGTAACGCAGCGGCGACAGCGTGACCTCAGGCTCGCCCGGTTCGCCGTCGCGCAGGATCAGGATGCCTGCGGTTGGCACGCGCTCTGGCAGCACGTCGCCGCGCAGGGCGGTGGCGGGCAACGCCGAAAGCCGCGCGTGCAGCGCGGCGAGGATGGTTTCGCGGGGGGTGGGCATCTTTGGATTTCCAAGATTTTAGTCACATGGATTCTGCGATATGTGAAAGATCATGCTGCGCTCAAATTCCAAGATCGCAGAACAACGCAGGGTGTTGGGTGGAATGACAAGTACAACCTTTCGACGCTACACGAATTTGGCCGCAGCTATTCATCTCCTGCAGAAGCGCAAGATCACGCTCCTCGATCCCTCAACGTGGGATGACAGGAATGACGCCTACTTCATGTCAGAGTACAAGCGGCGAGCGAATGCCGCCTCCGTGTTGGCACTCTGCTTTGCTGAGAGCCATGAGACCTATCACCACTGGAGGGTGTTTTCGCATGGTTCAGACGGTGTCTGCATCGAGTTCGACAAAGACGGGTTGTTGGGCGCGTTCAACCATGATCGGGGTGTTCGGCACGGCGTCATGAATTACACCCTTCTCAAGCAGGCGAAGAGCATGGCCGATGTCGATATCGAACAGCTTCCCTTCCTGAAAAGGTGGCCATATGGCGATGAGGCAGAGTATCGCGCAGTGTATGTCGACCGCGATGTTTCCAAGCCATTCCATGACGTTCCCATCAGCCTCGGTCATATAAAGCGCATCACATTGAGCCCTTGGCTGGCAGCTCCGCTAGCTGAATCCGTAAAGGGCACGATCAAGGCGATCGATGGTTGTTCAAAAATCAAAATCTACCGATCAACGCTGATCGACAACCCTGATTGGAAGAAGCTTGCAGGCAGGGCCGCGCCGGTCGTGCCTGACAATCCCTAGTCGTTCGCGTTTTCTAACGACTTGCCAAGTTTTCCACCCAGTTCGCCACGATCAGCCCCGGCACACCGTCTACAGTCCGCTCTGCATCCCGCGCGAGATCCAGCCGTTTCGGCAGCTTCACCTGCGGCACCAGCAGGAAGATCGGCGCGGTCACGACGCCCCGGCCGGTTTTCGACCGAGACGCCACGGCGCGACCCTTGGTGTTCAGCCGCCCTTCGGCCACAAGCAGGCTCGGGCCCCGGCGACGGTAGATGAACCTCAGGCGCAACCCCGTGCGGCGTTCCCATTCACTGGGGGTGATCCGGCCGCCGCGCGTGGATTTGCCCGCCGCTGGCATGGGGATCGCCAGCCAGAAGCCGTTCTTCGAGCGGATCAGAGGGCCGGTGTCATGCGCGCCGATGATGACCGGGGCATTCGACCAGACCAGTGCCGCCGCGTTCAAGCTTTCGCCAGATTTGGGGAAACTGGCGGAGCGGATCGAGTTGGCAAGGCGCGCGCCCAGCCCTGCGCCGGTGATCTGGGTGCGCCAGGCGGATTTCAGGCCGGTGCCTGCCTCGCGCATCGCGGCGGTGACAGCGCGTTCGCCCGCTGCGACCTCGGCCGCCATCAGGGCGACGATGTCGGGAGCGATGGCAAGTTTCAGTTTCATGCTGGGCGCAGATCGACAGTCCAGACCAGCCGCTCGCGATCACGGATGGGCTCGCCCTGAATGAGGAATGCCTCGGC